CGGACCGGTGATGTGCTCAATGACAGGGGTGGCCGCCTCAATGTATCTTTCCAAATCGTCGTCATAGGCCGTGTTATCGGAGGTGAGCCCGAGGGACGCCCTCACTAGGGCCAGCGTCACCAACCCGTCAACAATTGGCATCAGATACCCTTGCGAACCTTGCGGGTCTCACCCTCAGGAGCAACAGCACGCTCAACCAGCGGCTTCGACGCCTCAACGACGGCACGCGCAAACCCGAGACGAACCAACCGGTCAGCCTCATCTTTGGGCACCTCGAGCGACCCTCCCGGAACAGGCCAGTCAACACCGTTACGCGACCCGCTAATGATCTGCAAAATAATGACCTTAGCCATGATGAACCCCTAACTATCGAAAGTGTGTGCGAACGACCCGCATGAATCGTCTCTCAGACGCGCCAGGATCGTTCCTAAGGGGATAACCCCCCGAAGTGTGCCTACGGTAACCCCCCGCTTTTGGCAGGGGGTCACGCGCAGGAAATCGAACATCAGTTCTGGCCGGCCCCAGTGGTGGAACAAAGCCACACCACCAGGACCGGAGAAACAGAACTACCCCCTAGGAGGCAGGGCCACCAACGAAGTGCTTCACAGCACCCGTCTGGTCCAGAAGCAGACCATCAGCACGAACAACACAACGGTACGAAACCTGATCTGTGTTGAACGCGAACTCATCGGAACGCTCAAACCGGATACCACCAGCGAGACGCACGTAGTACGCACTCATGTCACCGAACGCAACCGACAGTGCGTCGTTTGCAACAGCAGCCACGTTCGGGTCGGTCGCAACCGGCTTGCCCAGAATCGTGTCAGGAGCACCAGCAAGTCCCGGAACCCACAGGTAGTTGTTGTCGCTGCCCTTGAGCTTACGGACGTTTGCCAGAGTCGCATCCCGCATCAGCCAAGCAGCCGAAGACGAGTTACGGTAAGGGCTGATGACCGAGTAGAACAGGTCAATCAGGTGATCGGCGGTGAACACACCAGACGCACCGGTGGCACCGGTAGCACCGAGCGTGGTGTCGGTCATAATTCCGTTGGGCTTGCTGGAACCGTCACCCACAACGAGGTCAACGCCCAGCTTGTTGCCAACAGCAATACCTGCACGACGCGCCAGGTAACCCTCAATGTCAACACCGCTGTCCTCAATGAGTTCACGCGGCGCCTGAATGATAACACCGTACTTGAAAGCACCAAGAGTGCGAGTAGCAAACGTCGGATCGGACTCAGTGAGAGCCGCATTCTCCGCCGTCAGCGTGCCCGCACTGTGCCCGGTCGTAACAGGGAACTGCAACGACTCACCACCAGTCGTGCGAATCACCGTTGCGTAGTTAATCAGTTCCGCATTGGCGGTCAGGTGCTCATACAGCGAACCGTAGAACGACGTCGGCACAGTAGCGCCACCCGAAGAAGCAGTCTTGCTGGTCAGGTCACGCATTTCAGTGCGAGTCGGCAGAGCCTCAAAAGAACGAGTCTCCCCGCGGAGGAACTTGCGAAGCTCAGAGTCCTCTTCCTCCCCAACCGGGCCAGTAGCCTTCCGCGAAGTCAACGCACGCATTGCCTCTTCCGTGTCCGCCGTGGACTTCTCATCAGCAATAAGCCGATCTGCACGAGAACGCAAAGAGTCCAGGTCTTCGTTCATCTTCGTGTAAGAAACAAGTTCCTCAGCACCAAGATCGCGGTCCTCAGACTCAGCATGCGTAAGCAATGCGGTCATCTCTCCAACAATGTTGGCCCGCTTCTCCAGCAGGCCGTTAGCAATTTCAGACATATCCATATTCCTTTCGGGAATGACAAAAGCCCCCACAACTTGTGGAGGCTTCGGATGTGTCGGTGGTTGTCTACCTGCCGACGGGTACTACCGGATTAGCGTTGCTTGAGTTTTAGTTCAAGTTGACGCCGACGAAGCATGAGAAGTGCCGAGTGGTTTTCTACCTGCTCGACCCCTTCCGGCTCCGAAACTTCATCTGCATCCCGCACCTCTGCGGTCACAGAAACAAAACCTTCACCAGACAGACGCGAACGGATCTCTTCCAAAGAAACCCGCCCCAAATCTCCCGGCTCCACGTCAATACGTGCCTCCAACGAACGCACACCCGTAGACGTATCCAAATAGGCTGGGCTGTTCACCGGTGCAACATCCATCAACTGGACACTCAAAAGTGTTCGCAACGGAAACCCCTGCTCAGTCATCGACCACTCATCCTCAAGGGTTTGGAAAGCAAAAGACGAATACCGCAAACCTCCGCGCTTCGCCAACGCCGCCACATCACGGCCAGCCGACGTATCAGGCAAATCAACCTCATACGGCAAACCCACATCATCAGAGGTCACACGAAGCGTCCCCGCCTCAGTGGTGCCCAGCAAATAGTTGTCGTCATGGTTGTACCGTGCCAACACCGGCACACCATCCCCCAAAGACTTAGAAAATGCGCCCGACGCGATCTGCTCAACGAAGCCGCCCAAGTTTTGCGAATACCGCATGTACTTCGCCGCATACCCAGCCAACACATCCAAAACACCATCAGCCGCACGCAACTCCACAGGCTGCGCCAAATACCGTCGCTCAACATCCATCAGGACACCTCCACAGTCGTAACAACTTTCGCCGGCAACTCTTCAAGCGCCCGCACCTCATTTACAGTCTCGAACCCAGCCTCGATCGCGATCTTGTGCGACTCATACCGGGTCTTCAAATCTGCCCGCACCCGAGCATCCAGATTTGCTTTCACATACTGATTCGCCGGAAGCACACGATCCATCACAGACTCAATCCGCCCCGAGAACGGACGCAAAGTGCGTGTGTTGAAGTTCAGCTCATCCATTTCCAACGTCGCATATTTGATAGTCGAACCGCCAGCCTCACCACCAGTAATATCCGGCGAAACCCTGTACGCGGCCGCAATCTGATTTGCGGTAACCTTCATGCCCTGAATAAAACTGACATCAGACGCAGGCAACGGAATCGTCTCATAATCCCAATCATTACCAGACACAAACGGTTCACTACTCGACGTTGACGCAACAAAACGACGCTTCGCCTCATCCGCCTGCTCAGCAGTCAAACCCTTCACCGTATGCTTCAAAAATGCGCCAGGCACCGCCCCACGCTTATAAAAACTGCGCCCCGTTTTCTGCGCCGCCAAACCAGTCTCAATCTGTGCCCGAAACAACCCAATAGGCGAAAGACCCTTCACAGACCCCGCCACCACATACCAAGGAATATGGATCAGCGAAGAACGATCAATCCGCTTCCCCTCATAAAAATAGTGTGGCTCACGGCCGAAATCTTCATCAACCTCAACACGGTCAGGACGCAACCACGAAACCTCCGAAGGCAAACCGTTACGGTCAAACCTTGTCGCCAACCCGTACGCATTCCCCCACAAGCCCAAAGACGTCGCCAACTGGAACCGCCACGAATAAAGATCCAAACCGAACGCACCCGGATCGGAAATAAGTTTCGGCTGCACGTCCGTCTTAGAAGGGACCCCCGCCGTCTTGTCATAAACCGACCACGGCGCCGACGCCCACGAATCCGCAATATAGGCGGTAGCCGCATACACAGCAACCAACGACAGGGCAGCCTTATACTTCCCGCCATCAACACTGTCTATCTGCCCCGAACCCCACAACGACGACCACGAGGCCGCCGACCGTTGCTCAGCACTATCAGACTTACGGAATAGAACACTCATCGGCTAAGACCCCATCCCACAAAAATAAGACCAACGCCAGCACCCAAAGCTGCAGCCGGCCAAAACACAAAAGCCACACCAACAAGACCCGCAACCACAAGGCCAACACCCACCAGCTCAATCACAGTTGTCAACACATCACGCATCAGAACCCCCTAAAACATTCCGTCGAGGGGATCACCAGACGACTGCGCCCCATTCACGTAAACCCACCAGGCTGCAGTCGCCGCCCGCAACGGTGTGATGTCCGTGCTCGAGCGACCCTGCGACCACAAAAAACCTTCACCGCTACTACGTTTTTCCGCACCCAAAACGGCCACATTTAAAGACTCTTGACCCAAATGTTTGAGCCGCCCATTTATGAGCGCATCAGTAATGCCCACAGCACCACCACGCATATCGGCTGTGTCCAAACGAACAACCGTTATGCCCTCTTCCTCAAACAACGGAATGAGATGTGCGTTCTCACCAAACTTATCCAAAACCACCGAATCAACATCAAGACCAGCAATGATCGCCGCAACCTCAGAAACGATATGGTTTTGTGCCCACTTCACATCAGAGCCCAACTCATAACGAGCAACATCCACCAAATCAAAACCAGCATCAGTGCCACCAGCCACAACAATGGCCACCGACTGGTGCATACCCGTCCGCACATCCACAGCCACCACTGGGCGAACCGTAACCTTCACAACATCGTCACACCGGTTCGACTCCCACACACCTGCAGGGAAAACACCCTCACGAAGTTTGTCCACCCACTGACACAAAACCTCAGTGCGAAACACCTGCTCAGGATCTGTTTGCGCCGCCGAAGCGATCGCACGAACTGTGATCGTATGCCCCAGCGAAGGGTTAGCCTGCGACCACCCCGCCCGGTCCATAACATCACAGCCAGGTTCAGCCGACCACTCAAAAATGGCTAACGAATCATCGGCCGCCTCCGCGCCCACATCAGAACCGTTTAAACCATCCGGGTCACCAACAGTTAGATGACCCAACAGGCGCAAATGCGCCAGCACCACCGACGAACGATCGCCCGCATTCGACGCCGCCCAAATCTGTGCCAGCTCCCGCGCCATCGTCGTCTTCGTAACAGCCGACCACGCATCCCACGTCTGATGCTCACGCAACTCGTCCAACAAAACCAAATCACCAGACAAGCCACGCCCACCACGACGCGAAGCAGTCTGCACCTTATAGCGCGAACCCCGCACGAGCTCAAGTGCCTTCTTGCCATTCGTCCGGTTCACAGCCTCAATCTCAGCCGCCAACTCAGGGACAGACTCAGCCATCTCGACCGCGCCCTGCCAAACCTCTTCTGCAATATCCAAATTTTGGGCTGTACCGATCACCAACGGCACACCATCAACAAACATCAACCACAACGCCAAAACCTGCATCAGAGTTGACTTACCATTTTGCCGAGCCACCAACAACAAAACCGTCCGAAAACGGAAGGTCCCACCAGGCAAAGTCTCAAGCGCATGAATCAGCAGCCACCGTTGCCACGGAAACAAATCAATACCCAACACCTGAACCGCAAAATCAGCACACTCAAACCCACGAGAAGTCTCACGAGTCAAAGGCCGCAATGGACGAGTCCACACCCGCGGAACCTCACGCCCAAACTCAAGCAGACTTACCACCACGCACCGACCGCAACTGAGCCAACTTCCCAACAACCTGCTCTACCGGAAGATCCGCCTTCACACGAGCAGCCGGCGTCGCCAACATCTCACGCAATAAATTTGTGACATGAGGAATTAAATACAGCGCCTTCGTCAACTCCTGCCCATCCTCAAACTCAACCGCCGCATCAATACGATCAGCAACCGCACGAGCCGCCGCAACCAATCCCGCATCCACACCAACCACCAAAAGACTGTTCGCCTCAATCGACCGATCCAAAGCAGCACGCAACGACTCACCAGCGAACTCAGACATGACGCCTACCTCACACGATGGGTCCCCCACCGACGGGGGGAGAAAAAAGAAACA